ACCCACAGAGCTGCGCCAATAAAGACTACCTTCGTGATAAAAAACCTTACTTTGGATCTCGCTCGAACTTGGGTACTGGACTGATGGCGCTGGCATGTGGAGGTGAGTGCTTGGCAGTATTATGGTACAGTTTAGTCCTCAACTTCCGTTAGCAGGAAGGCAAGGTTGTCTTGGTTGAGCGCAATGCGGTCATCGTCTTCCTTGAGGACGTAACCTGATGGGCGCCCAACCAGCAGCTTGATCTCGCCGGTAGTGACAAAATCAATACTGCAAGTAATTAGCTCCGACGCTGATACTTGCAATCCTGAACGAGTTACCATTGCGGTAAACTCGTAAAATATATTTAATTGACTAGGGTCATTATCGCTGTCAGTAATGGACAGCAGGCAGTCAAATTCGCTGCCGATGTCAACGCGGTTAATTAGTTGCAATACCAGCAGCGGGGTTTCAGTTACCCCAGATGTTTGGCTGTTGAAGATGCAATCAATCTTGCCGGAGCCACTAATCAAGCCAGCGCTGTACATGCGCTTGAACTTGTCGCTCAGTACTGTGGTGTCTAGGGCGTCGCGGTCAGTGTTGAACTCATAAGTAGTGACATCGCCTAACACGTTGGCGCTGACGTCACGAACCTGTATCTGCAGGGGTAAAGGGCCGCCAGCAAAGTTTTGGATGGTGTATTCTTGCGCTCTGACGTTGTTAACTGCCGCCTGAAAAGTAGGGAAAAACCTAATGCCGCCAGCAGCGTTAACGTTAATAAATTGGCTAAAACTGCGATGGGAAACGCCTTCGCCATCTACCCATGAATTAACAGGGAAAAATGCTATGCCTCGCGCATCGTCTGTTGATATTGTTACCTTGTCGCCTGTCAGCAAATTATCAACAGCACCTTCAATGCCAATGCGGTTAAGGCTTGTAACCGTATCTGCGTCCTTGACTACAACGTTTAAGATGTTTTCGGAGTTACGACGCAAGCGTACGTTGCCTACGTTGCCGAGAAAATACGTCACGAATCAATCAGCTCCAAGAAGGCCCCGTCAACGGTGAATTGCAGCGAAACGCTGGTTAACTCGCCAGTGCCAACCGTAATGCCTGCGCTGGTGATGTAAGCGTTGAAGGCAATGTCGTCTTTGACGTCGACGCCCGCACCTGGCTGAGCACCAGCACGAAGCACCATGCCGACGCGATCCGACTCGCTGACGCCATCATTGCTGGTTTTCATCACCTTGCTAAGCAGTTGATCGAACTGCACACCAACATCACCAGCCTCGGTGCGGTAGTACATCACAGTGGCCGAGCCTGTGGAGCTGACCATACCAGGCGTGTAGCGCTTGACCGCGGTGTCGATGGTGGTGGTTTCCAGCAGTTCCAGCGTGGTTTCCAGTGACCAGTCACGAATCTTTAGCACCGACTGAGCCTCGCTTGGGTTAGGCGCAGTAGTGAGAATCGAAGAAAGAAACAGCTTGCCGCTGCGTCCGGTGTAGAAGCCCATTACGTCGCGCCAGTAGTCTTTGCTGTCAGTTTACTCCGCTGCGCCGTCTATGGTAAATAGTCCGGCGACGTAGGTGTCAAGGCCTTGCGCAATAAACGAGTTGCCGCTGGTGTCGCAGGGGTGCTCGACTGCGCGGATGGTGGTTTCGCCTTCCTCTTCCATGGTGACTTCGGTGACGCGGAAAACGCGCTTGCTGCGGACTGCTTGCCCCAGCACAAACAACTGGCCCGACTGTGGGCTGAGGCTGGCTGCTACTCCAGCTGTGACTGTAATACCTGTGAACGAGCGGGTGCCGTCGCTGCTGCCGTAGGTCAGTACGTTGTAGGTGCCATTGGGGATGGTGCTGGCGATTGGCACATTCAGCACGCCGCCGCCCTCGATGCGACCGGTGTAGATGCCATCCCACTGATTGTTGCTGGTTTCAACGTACACATAGCTGCCGGGCATTACGAAGATGTCGGTCGGGAAAGTCTTAAACTCGATGGCGCGACGGTTGAAACGGCGCACCTGACACAGGTACTTACCCAGCAGGATGGCCTGGGCGCGAGTGGTGACAAACTGCGAAATATCCAAGCTTTCGCGGATGGCATTGGCTTCTTGGGTGTCGGTGCGTTTGACTTCTACGCTGTTGTTGCGCGGGAACACGCCGTTGCGCTCCACGTCGCGGTAGATCAGCGTGACGATCACGTCTTGGACGCTGGCGCCGTAGTCGATGAACTCCTCTTTGAAGCTGTCATCAAGAATGTTGCCCTGGTTGAATAGCGCCGTGATTGAGATGGCGCGGGTGATAGCTCCTGTTGATTTGACATAAGGTAGTGCCGGCACCAAGGTTTCTTTGCCGCCAATCTTGCCAAGCTCCAGCAGGCTGAACGGTGCCACTTGCGCCCAGAACTCGCGCCAAGGGCGGCCATCGGCGATCACGCCATCCATAAATAGACAGTTGTGCTGGCAGTAGCGCTTGCTTTGCGCCAGTTGCATTACGTCAACAGAATGCAGACTGGCGTAACGGCCGATGCCGTTGATGCCATCTAGCACCGTGTCTAAGAAGATGTCGGGAGCGAATGATGTGGAGTTGCTGGGGTCGCTGGCAGCAAAGGCGGCGATGGCGGAATCATCTGCGGCACCTGTAGCCTCGTTGCCGAAGTAATCCAAACTGGTAGGCATCAATCGCACCCGCTTGCCTTCAGTGATATAGGCACTGACACTGCGTAGGTCTTGCGTACCTGAGCCCGACACTACATGTAGGGCCATTGTGGACAGGCCACGGTACAAGTTGGGGCTGTAGTCGCTCCATGGTTCTATGAGTTGTTCAGTGACAGCAGTAATTTGGACTTCCGTAGAGGAATCAAAAGAAAAGGTGGTTTGTGAAAATGCGTCGTAGTTGAACAGGTCGAATTCGGCCGTGTTAAGCGGGGACTTGTTAAAAGGCGGGTAGTCACCACGGGCGCCATCAAGGTAGATAGAACCGTTGAAATAAACTTCTAGACCAGCGTTCTCGGTTAGGTCGGAGCCAAGTGTGACAAGCGGCGCCGTAGTGTTGAGGTAGCAGTAACCGCGTGTGTGAAAGGTGCGAATCTCCGTATAGGTATCGACGACTGCTTCAAGCTTGACTTCGATAAAACGAGCACCAGCGTTCCGAGAAATAAGTTTGATGTAGGTAAAAACGTTTTGTTCGTTGAAACCACGGCAGCAAAAAATGTAAGGCAGCCGAGCGTAGTCTCCGCTGTTATCGAAGCGATACCAGAGAGCAAACATACTGGTGCGCGCTTTGACTCCGTTGTCGGAGGCGCTGTGGCCGTAGTTGACTTGATCTTTGCCGTAGACATTGGCGCGGCCGCTCAGCCTGCGATATGCCTGAAAACGAAGTGCTATGTCAAGGACGTTGCATTTGGTGACACTGGCGTAGGCGGCTTCTTCGATGCGGGCTAGGCCCTTGACGTGAAATGTTTCGGGGCCGCCTTGAGAACCAAGGCTGTTGATTTGATTTTGAGCAACGTTGTTGTTATTGGAAAGGCTGGCAATTTGATTATTGCGGGTATTGATATTGTTTTGTAAAGAGTCTTTTTCTTGCTGCGTAAGAAATCGGCGCCCAAAGCCTTTGCCAGCCACAATTCTGTACCCAAGCGACAAAACGCCTTGACTAATGCTGTTTTCGAATTGCAGTCTGCGGATTTCGCCGTTGTTGGCGTTGATCTGATTGCGCAGTGCGTTAATCTGCTCGCCTGCTTGCGCCCAGTGCGCAAGGCCATAAAGCGCTCGGGGAAGTTTGCCTACGCGGATGCACTCCAGCGTTGCAACGAGGTCACCTTCTTCAATGCCATTGGCGCTGCCGCTATAGGACACGGACACCACGCGGAATAGTGCTGAGCCTGCTTTGAAGATGGCGCCGTTGTCAACTTGAGACGCAGCAGTGCGTAAGGCGTCTTGCCGGGCAAGGGCGGGCGTGTCGGTGGAAGCAGGGCTACCGATTGTGTTGATGACTACCAGTGTCCACCGGTTACCCACAGGCACCACCGGGCGGTCGTCGCTATCCGGCCAGTAATCGCCGTTTTGTGATTGGAAATAGGTGTCCACACGGCGCCGTTCCGAGTTTCCGGCTTCGTTGAGGATCAGCACATCGGCATTAATCGGAAGAAAGCCGGTTACGCCAACCGTGTTAGCCGTGGTTGGCGAAAATGCTTGGCTGAAGCCTTCAGCAGCACCAGGCAAGCCGTTTAGTTTTGCTGTGGTGTCGTTCGTCGTAGTGATTGTTGGGTCGTTGGCGTCACCACGGATGAGATTGTTGTATCGCGTAGGGCCGTCAGCGTTGTAATACTGCCAGACATTGCTGAGCACCAAATCTTTGGCGGGAAACTGTCCCAGTGCAGTGCGTTCGGGGTCGATGCGGGCAATGTTGGACGCCCCAAGCGTCATCATCAGCCGCATAAATTGGTTGTTGCCGAAACTCAAGATTGCGGACCACAGCAGCAGCGTGGCTAGGCGCACGCCGCCGTTGCTATTTTGAGCGGTGTTGGTGTAGACCAGTGGCACCGTATCGCCGTAGATGGCAAGATCTTGCGACCCGTTAAATCCCAGTCGGGGTGATAACGCTTGGTCGCGTGTTTGCTCTGTTCCTTTTTGCTCCTGCTGCTGCCCCGGCAGCTTAGGCTTGGGCATCAGCAAGACGGATGCCACTTGGAACAATATGCCGACGATGGCAAGAGCGATTGCAACCTCAATGCCGTTTCGCGCATCCAAGACGGTGTTTTCTTTGACATCCTCGTAGATGTGCTGCTGCGCTACAAAGTCAAGATAGTCTTCCTTGCTGACGCCTAGCGCATCAATCAAGTCGTATTCGTAAGGCAGCAGTTTGCGGGTCATTTGTTTAACCTGAAGTGATGGCCATAATCAAAAGGAATCGGAGCTTTTACTACGCCGGCGTTGCCAGTTATAAACAGCGTGTGGCCATCGTCTAGCACCGTCCCCATGGCTCCCCCATCATTTCCAGGCATTAACACTACCGCATGTAGCTCTGGGCTTCGGAGTCTAACGCCATTCTTCAGCAACCATTCGGCCATGCGACGACGGGGGAATGTGTCGTCGGTGTAATTGTTTTCTTCAATGATTGCTAAAAGATCATCAGTGTAATCATAATAACCCAGTCTTTTGCGTACTTCAGCGGCAAGTAAGCAACAATCAACCGTGCCACTACCATCGCCAGGCCTGGCCGCCCACGCTCGTTTAAGACCAATTAGATCATTGAAGGACAAGTTGTGCATTGAGCGGGAGGGGGCCGACCAGGCTGCGGGTGAGGGTTTGCGCGGGGAATGCAGCGCCAACGGAATCCATGGCAGTGCGGTAGCGCAGTTCAATCGTAGTATCGGAATAGCTGGCGCCAATGCCGACGTAACGCTCTTCGTAGGTGCGTGATGGCGCCAAGGCAGCGTTCAGCCATTGCGTGGTAATAGTCAGGCGGCTAAGCCGGTTGCCGTCGCCCTGCTCCACTAAGCGGATGGCGTATTCGACGTTGGGGAACAGCACCCGCACCAAGGCGTTGTCTCCGTTGAGGTTGGCGGTGCTGCCTTCGGCGCGGAACGGCGCAAACTCAAAGCGGGCACCGGCCAAGGTGCGTGGTTCTTGGACAAAGAAGTTCTGGTAGCGGTGGCGCACACCGTTGGCAGTGGTCAGGTCGAAATACTGCGCGATGCGGATTTCGGTCATCGGATTTCGCCTATTAGCTTGACCGTGACGCTGCTGCGGTCGCGCAAGACGCTGCTAACGCTAGGCGGCTCGGCGTACAGCCACTCGATGCCGGTAGGATTCTGAGCGCGGTTGCACAAGTCAGCGCTGTACCCGGCAAACACCGTTGCAGGCAAGGTAAAGCCAAGTGTGCCGCCGCCTTGGGTGTTGTAGTGGTCGATGATCGTGTTGACCGTGGCCTCGGGTACGTTGTCGAACTGCAAATCCAACGTATGGCCAAATGGACGGTTACCGAAACTGCGGCGCAGCGTGGCGCCCGACATAGCCCGATACGTCTTGACCGGGTACTGCCCCAGATGGAAGCTGCGGGCGGTTGGTGTTAGCGCGGGGAAGTCAGCCATTAGACGCCAATCCTCCGGCGGGTGGAGCTGCTGTTTTGGATGCGGTCTAGGGTCATCGTCATGCCGCGTTGGGCGCCATCGCGTGATGCACTGCGCCTGGTTTCAGCCATTGCCTGCTCCAGTTGATCGCGGCTGACATATTCCACGCCGCCGATGGTGGTGCTTTCAAAGCTCATGTTAAGCACAGGTGAGCCGCTGGCGCCGCCGCCTTGACCATTCATTGCTTCACGTAGACCAGATGCGTCAACGCCTAGGCGACCGCCGGAACCACGGCTAAGTGGCATGATCGCTTCTGGGCCAGCTTCGCCCATGAGGCCGGTTTTGGTAGTGCCGCCATCAGCAAATTTGAACATGGTGGGGCTGTTGACGATGCCGCCGCTAGCAAACTTGGCAACGCCATTGGCGAAGGTGGCGCCGTTGGCGGCCATGCCCGCGAATTGTCCCGAAAAGCCGGTTGGAGTGACGATTGCTCCCGGCGTCATCGGCGGAGCAGATCCTGGCGTAGGCGTACCACCACCACCACTTGCGCCAGCAATCGCACCCAGCGCCTTAAGGATTAGTTGCAGCGTGATCATTGCCAACTGCTTGGCAATAATCTCCGTTGCCATCTCAATAAACATTTGACCTACAGACTTAAAGAAAGTACCTAGTGCTTCCTTTGCGTCCATGCTGCCGGTGATTAACCCTTGGAATGATTGCGCGAAGGCATTGCCGATGCCGTCGGCTACGGTGATAGCAATGTTACCGATGTTGGTGAGGTCGGCGATTTCTTTTTTGAGTGTGCCGATGCGTTTTTCAATAGTCTGCGCAGCGGTATCAGGCGCAGCTATTTGCGATTGCAGGCCAGTGATTTGCCCAGCTTCCTCATCAGTAAATCCTTGCCCTTTAAGTTTGCGTAGTTCATTTTCAAGCCTTAGCTGCTCACGCGCTTCTTCTGTAGTGGCAGATTTAAGTGCTAGCTCTAGGTCAAGGCCTGCAATGATTTCATCAAAGTTCTTTTTCTGTTCTAGCTGCAGCTTTAGCACATCTTGAGCCCCTTCCTGCCTAATAGCTTCCGCTTCGCCTTGCCTAGTGCGCGCAATAGCAAGTTGCGCTACGCTGTTTTTTTCTTCTTCCAGTAATCGCGCAGTTTCATTACCTGCCAGCACTAATGCTTCTACCGTTTGCAGTTGCCGTACTCGTATCGGATCAGCAGCTTGCTCTGCTTCAAATATCAACTGTGCAAACTTAGTTTGTACGCCTTTTTGTTTTGTAATAAACTGCTGATCCCTTACTACTTCAGCAACGCGCTGTGACTCCTTTAGCGCTTCATCAGCAGCTCGCTTGGCGTCATCAGCACCGCCTGCCTTGCCGCCAGTAGGGCCTGTAGCAGTGGTGCCACCTACCGTTGCGCCTATTGGGGTGTTAAGTGCATTGGGAAGTGCAGCCGGTGTTGGATTAGCCGTTACAGATGCCTTGAACTCAGGTTGTTGTTGAAGTAACTTTATAAACTTGCCTTGATCCATCCCCATGCCCAAAAAGCCAGTGCCAGCGCCGGCTTGCCGCTGTAATTCTTTTCTGCGTTTTTCGCCAATTGTTTCATCAATGCCTGGCAGCACTCTCGCCGCTGCGCCTAAATTGCCTGATTGAACGGCTTCAAACGCAAGTTTTTTGCCGGGACTCATTGAAAATAATTGCCCCAGTACTTGTATTCCTTTTGTTGCTTCTGATATGACAAAATTAATAAGCCTGACAATGCCGCCTAGCGCAGGGCCAAGCACTGTGTCAAGTGATCTAACCAAATTGCCGATTTGGTTAATCATCTTTGTTATTTCGCTTGATACCGTGCCGCCTAGCTCTTGGGTCGCTTCTTCTGCTACTCCGCTAGCGTTGGCCTGCTTGACAACGTTTTGATTGTATTTAACAAGATCATCGTTGACAAGCGGAAGGATTGCCTTCAACGCATCTACGCTGCCAAACAACTTAACAAGCTCCGTGGTGCTGCCACCTGTTTTTGTTTTTACTTCCTGAAGTAAACCGCCAAACCCCTTAGCGCGTAATCCTGCTTCGTTAAATTGTATGCCCAACGATTTTGCAAGCTCTTCAGCTTCTTGGCTAGGTTTCAAAATTGAAACTAATGCTTGATTTAATCCGGTAAATGTTGATTCAACCGGCACGCCCTGCGCGGTTATCGTGGCTATAGCGGCATTCATTTCATTAATGCCAACACCTGCAGCCTTAGCCGTAGGAGCAAGTCGGCCTATATACCCTGCGTATTCATTTAATATAATTTTGCCGTCGTTTTGAGTTTGTATAAACCCATCCACTAGCGACGCAGCATCATCCGCCGACTTTCCATAGGCGTTGAGAACGCTGGTTACAGCATTGCCTACAGTTCCAATGTCTGAAAGCCCGCCGGTTGCGCCTTTGGCTGCAGCTTCCAAAACCTTTGTGTTGTCCGCTGCATTAGCAAAGCCAGACGAAGCTACATCATATGCTGCTGTTAGCAACTGAGTTTGCGAATAAAGACCTCCTAGTTTTTGGCTTAAGCCTAAAAGATTGCCTTCTAATGCTTTGCTATCTACTCCAAGTGTGCGAACTGCTGCCGCAGCCTTTTCCGCTTCGTTGAAACCCTTAAAGTACCTTCTGGCGGCATCTGCAACCGCAAGGCTAGTTCCTAAATTTGATATTGCACGGCTAAGAAAATTAATTTTGCCGGTAGAAGCCTGCGCCGCATCGCCAAGTTTAATAAACCTGCCGTTTGCGTCACGCAGCTTGCCATCTACGCCTTTGAATGTTTGCTCAAGCTTGCTGCCGGCGTCATTGACCTGCCGCAGCTTGCTGACAGCACCGCTGCTGTCAACATTGATGGCGACATTAGCGACAACCGACACAGCTCTACCGCCTTTGCTTCATTCTACGCTCTTGCTCTTCATTAGTCACGTCAAAATAAGCTGACCACAGCAGCAGCTCTTCCATGGTTAGCTCTGACTTAAGCCGTATCAAGGTGTAGCCAAGCTCTTTAGCTACACCCATCTGCAGCATCAGCAGGTTGTCACGCTTTAGCTCCGCCTTTAACGCTTTTCATATCAAGCTCTTCGGTTTCCTCCGGGTTGGTAATGATGGCCAGCATCATCTGCTGCAGGTCAGCATCAAGCACCTCGTTTTTTAGCTCCGCAATTTCACCAGCAGTAAACAGCCGCTTGCCGGTGTCGTCTACTGCTTTGGTGACCAGCAGGTTTAGCGCAAAGCCGTTGGTGTCATCACCACCTGGCATTTTCTGCGCACGCTCACGTTCTGCCATGGTCAGCGGTGCTGAGTAAAACTCAAACACAGTGTCATCGCTTAATGTAACGGTGCGCTTGGTCGGGGTTAGATTAGCTGCTTTCTTGAGACGCTCTAGAGCGGATGCCATAAAAAAATTGGGTTGATAGATGTATTCAAGCACAAAAAAGCCCCAGCGGCAGCCGGGGCAATTTGTTATCAGGCGCTGGTGCTGAAGTCAAACGTCGGCACACCGCTTGGCCGGAAGGTGATCTCCACCATCTGGGCATCATCAGGGTTGATGTTGAGGCTAGCGGTCAGCAGTACAGCATCCATGGCGATGCTGCGGCTAAGTGCCTCAGTGGCGCCCTTGTCGGTGTACAGCTTGAAGCCGCAACCAACCTGCTGGCGCTGCAGCACGTCTTCCACCATGCGGTTGGATAGCGCTGCATCCTCGCTGGTAACAAAAACGCTAGCGGTGCCATTGCCATCAGCAAAGCCAGGAATGTAAGCGCGGAATGGCGCATACTGCCCAACAGCTTGACCGATGGTGGTGACGTCGATCTCAGCTCTAGAGATCTCAAAGCTCCAGTTTTGCACCTGCCCAACAGCGGCGTAGTCGGCGTAGTACACCTCAAACTCATTAGGTGCGGCCAGTGTGCCATCATCGGTGATGGCAAGGATGGTGCCGCCTGCCGTGGTTGATACTGTCAGCGCACCAGTAGCAGCGGTGTAGCTGAGAACGTAGTAGGTAGTGGCTGCGCTGATTGGTGCAGGCAGGGTGCCAGAGCCAGCCCCTCCAGTTTGGCTGTCAACAACCCGGAACTTAACAGGATCGCCAACTTTGAAGTTTAGGTAAGCGGCAACAGTGATGATGTCAGTTGCGACGGCAACACCAGCTTCGCCAAAGTTGCCGTTGGTGCCAGCGGGTTTGTAGTAGAGAGCGCCGGACGTACCGGACAAGACAGTGACGGCCATTGTTGTGAGCGGTAGTGGCTAGTGACAGTGTAACTAGTCTAGGTACGCTTCAAACGTTGCCGTAAGTTGCGTCTGATAGTACGGCTGCGGTGCTGCTGGTGTCACCTGCGATGGACCTGACGCAGCGTCAAATATGATGCTGCTGAACTTGGCACGGTCGAATAGGTCTTTGATGCGCTCTGCAATGGTGAAATTAGCCGCAGCGCCGGCACCGATAGGGGTAAAGACATTTACCACCAACGTGCCGTTCTGCCGGTTGAAGCTGGCAAGCGTTGCATAAGCGTTGTCGCCAAAGCGGATGAACGCCTGCAGCCATGGCGTGTTGTTAGGTGGCGTGAACGGTACGTTCTGATAGCTGACCGGATAAACAGGCGCTATGGCCAGCTCAGCCGCAATGCGGCCTTCAATGGCGCTACGCACATCGTTGTAGGTGCTGCTCATGATTCCCTGCCGATCTTGGCTGCTGCTGCTATCACCCTACCCTGCACGTCTTTGGCGGCGCCCTGCACCCAGCCCCCAGGCGCTTGCTTGCTGCTGCCGTTAGCTAGCGGCTCCGCATATGGCAGGTTGTTGTGGACTGAGTAAACGTTGCCGATGCGCTCTTGGCCAGCTTGGTAGCCAATGGTGATGCGGCGCTCAAGGCTTGGATCTTTAGGGGGATTTGTAGCGTCTTGGTATTGGCCAGTAGCAGGCTGCTGCTCGCCTCCGTCATATGAGCCGGCAGTGTTTTCGCCTGTAGCCCAACTTGCGCGGAATCTGCCGGTATCAACAGGGCTCGCCATTTTCAGTAGCAGCTCAGTCTCAAGCACGGCAGACCGCAACAGCTTTTCCATCTGCTGGTTGCAGTAGTCGCCAATATCGCCAACGCGGATAGTGCGTGCCATTAGTCCCTCAGGATTAGCTCGTAGGTGATCGGCTCATTGTCCTGCTCGATGGTGCGCACCTCAATGACTTGCAACGTGCGGTTGCTGATAATGACACGATCAGCGGTGGTTGGCACTGCTGCGGTATCTGCTGCTGCAATGGTGAATCGCTTGTCGCCAGCTTGGATCAGGTCGTTGACCTCACGCAGTGCTACATTCTCTAGCACGCCACGGATAACAGTGTCGCCAATGGCTTCACTAACGGTGCCAGTGGTTGGGTTGTAAACGCCAGGTGTTACGCGGCGTAGTGTTGCAACACCGCCAAACTTTGCCATCAACTTGCTGGCAACTTTCCGTAGCGGGTTTGCAAGTGACATTAGAGTTTATAGGCTACGCAATGGCCATTCTGTAGTTTGATGCTAGTGAACACGCCGTATAGAGTTGTTGCACCGTCAAAGGTTTCCCCTGACAGTGTGCTGCCGTCGTAGTTTTGCGTAACAATGGCATCAATATGGGTATTGGTTGTGAAATGAATTGCGCCCCAACGCCCTGTATACGTCGCGGTATCACCAATAAATGTTGCACCTATCGAGTAGTCAATGCCAAAATAGTTAGGCTGGCTCATTGTCAAAGCCTATAAGCGACGACAGTGCCGCTAGTCAATGTGATGCTGGTGAATACGCCGCAGATCTCAGTGCTTGCCTTAAACGGGATAGCTGACAGCGTATTGCCGGTCCAGTCTTGAGCAGCCAAGCTAGCGATCACCGAATCCTCAAGCGCAACGATCTTGCCGAAGCGACCAGTATGCGCAGCGGTATCATCAATAAACTCAGCACCGGGATAGGCGTAATCCATGGTCAGCTCCGCTTGATGGCAACGTTACCTGGTCCACTGATTCTAAGCCCTGTCAGGTAGCGTTCCATGATTGGTGGCACCTTATCAACGCCAACAGCTCCGTAGCCAAGGTTAGGCGTCACATTAAGGTTGCCTACCTGGACATTCTTGAAGTCTTCCAGTCCGCTAAGGCCAAGCCCGTCTGGGTTGTTGTTGAGATAAACGGCCAGCACCACCTGCGCACGTTTGACTTGATCTGGGATTTCGGTGTCGGTGAAATAATCAGTTGTGATTCGAAACGGAAACCCAACGGCATAGGTGTTGATATAGGTGTCGGGCTTGCGAACACCAGTTCGCGGCCATTGCATTGATTGGGTATCAGTAGAGCGAGCACCAAGAAAGCGTTCACGATCAAGCCTCTGCGCAGCGGAATACAACGCACGGTTTTTGTTGTCCGTGGTAGCGGTGCCCCATGCTGTCGCATCAGCGTCTAGCACCATGCCGTCAATAATTAGCTGCGCGTCAGCCAACGTCAGGTACGAGTTTGCGTCTGCCGCGTTTGGCGTGGCGATTATCGTGATTGCCATTGTCCGGCTCCGTTGGTATCAGTTTAGGCTCTGCAATAGAAAGAGAGGCCGCCTCCGTAGAAGCAGCCTCCTTTTCACGCAGTCGCCGGAAGGCGAACAAGCCCATTAAGCAGCAGCGCCCTTGATGACTGCAAAGCTAAGCACAATTGCTTGGCTTAGCGATCCACCAGATACGTTGCGCACTGTGACTGCAAACGATCCCGCCGCGACCGCATTGGCCAGAACGGAATATGCGCCAGCAGTGCCGGCTGATGCATGGTTAACAATCACAACATCAGTTGCAGCTATAGAGCTGTTTGTGACGGTGAAAGAAACGTTTGTAGCATCAGCCAAAGCAGCACCGTTCATGGTGATTGATCCTGAAGGAAAGTTCAGGGTTACACCAGTGCTCTTGCTAGTTGCTTGGGTGACAGCGCCACCAAGCCCAACTGGATAGCCGATCGCATTGCCGGCTACGGTTTCGAAGATAGAAGCCATGATTAGTTACCTCAATCGAAGTTAGAGGTGTTTGTAGCCCGCACGATCCCAAGGTTCTTGAGTTCGTACACCTTCGACCAGTTGCCAACTGTTGCCAGTGCAGCGCGAGTCGGGTTAGGAGTGCCAACAGCCCACTTGCTGCCAACAGGGTGGTAGCAGTAGTGAAGGTCGATCGACATGGCATCACTCTTAGCGAGGATGTCACGGTCGGTTTCAGTCTGCATCCCCATCTGCTCACCAGAGGCAATAGCGCCTTGGGTGAAGAAGTAAGTGGCATACTCGGTGGAGCTGCCGCTGCCTTCAGTTTGCACATCGTCAGAGACGATTACGCGCAGACCCATGTAGGTAGGCACGGAGTTGTCACCGCCGTATGCGCCAGAGATGCTGCCGCCAGATTGGGTGGTAGTAGTACCGCGTGCATCAAGGGTGCTGACGTAATCAATTGCCTTGCGCTCAACCAGGTCGTAGTAGACCTTGGAGTGCATTGCAACAGCAGCCAGCTTGTCACCTTGATCACCCAGCAGGCTGCGGGCTTCCGCAACATGACGTGGGCTAAGCACAGTCGGGGTGTCGCCAGATTCGCCGTCGATGGTCAGACCAAAGAAAGCAGCAGATGCGCTAGTCGTGCCGAGGGTGCCGAAGACACCAGCAAGGCAAGACAGCAGATCCTTTTGACGTTGGTTGGCAACGTAATCAGCGATCTTGGCGCCGATAGCAGCCATGGGGTCAGCGCCAGCAGCAAGTGCTGCAAGGTCGCGTGACTCAAAGGCACGGCCACGGTGCAGGATGACGCCGACTTGCTTGTCAGCAGTGATCTTGCCAGGTGTCAGTGAGGTGCTGTCAGTCAGCACTTCAAAATCACCAGACAGGTTGGCTTTGAAGAATGGGACATTAATGTAATCACCACCCTCAGTAGCGTTCAGCTCAGCCATGGGCTGCACCACACCGCTAGCCAAGAAGGCATCACGAAGGGTGGTTTGCTCAATGACGTAAGGCGTGAAAATCTCTGGGATGATGATGTCAGAGCGAAGAGTCGCCATGATTCATCTCGGGGAAATGGTTTACGGTGTGGGCGCAGCCCGATCACCAGCGCAGCCGGTTGCAAATAGCTTAGCGCGCTGCTGCAGTTTTCAATCGTTCGTACATGTCACGGTCTGTACGAAACAGTCGTGATTGCTCGGTGAGATTAAATGACTCCTGCGCAAATGGGTTTTTGACGCCCAGCGGCATCTCGCCACTGCTGCGCCCTGATGGTGCACCGCTG